CAACGAGAGAGTGAGACTAACAAACGAAGCAACCATAACATTCTGACCCTCCATTCAGGAGAAAGAAAGCGAAACACACTGCGTCTGCCTCACGGCAGTCACTCAAGAGGACGGACAAACCACCCCGCACATATCGCAGAGCCGACGTATCACGAAACTGCGACTAAGCGAGCGAACGGAGAACTTACCAGGCTCCCCATTATCTTTGCTCAGGAACGAACATGCCAGCTCAACCTCCTTATCACCCCTGATTATCGCATCAAGGGCCTCCAGAAGCCAGCCACCAGTCGCCTCCTCTACCCACAGCAGAAAGTCGTCGAAACTTGGATGGTCCCGACACGGTTCCATCTGCTGCAGCCAACGATACAGGTTAAAGTGACCCTTCCATCCGACCTTCAAACGGCGTTCATGGCCGGTCATCCCTATGAACGCCCTACAGATAGGCCGAATCCCGACCGAAAGGCCGTTAGGTCGGTAGTTTTCATAGTGCTCCATTTGCAAGTAGCACGCTGAACCCACCTCATAACGGTTCTTCTCAGGGTCAGGTTTGATCGTCATTCCCAACTCATCAAGCATTACGCGAGAAAGCTCCCCGACACTATCGAGGCCTGAAAAGGATACGAGAGCGTCGTCCCCTTGCGTTAACAAGCGGAGGACGCGTGCTCCTACCCGGTGAGCGCTATAGTTAAGCGCCCACATATTCGCGTAACAGTCGATTTGGTTCGTCAGTACCGAACCAGAAGGCACTCCACCCCGCCTCTCACTTCCGTGAAAGTAACCACCCGGGAAGTAGAGCCCAGACCTCATGAACGCTTCCGCGACGAAGCGAACTTGGTCACGAGCTTCAGAAACGAACCAGGATTCTATCACAGAAAAGACTCGTGATAGGACCTCCTCAGGGACTGAGGCATCAAACTGAGTGTAATCCGCCGATAACACTCGTCCTGGTGCGTTGTCGAACAGGTTGGTCACGACTTCGTTCACACGAAGTTGGCTCGTCCACGCGCAAAACTGGTCAAGCGAACGGAAAGCCCGATCCATAGCCTTTTGGAGACCCTTCTCCGCATTGGCAACCACCCTGCAATACATCGACAGCGCTCTTCGAACGGACCATTGGTGTAACCCGACTGGCGCAGCCCTCGATGTAGCAATCGAAGGATAGTCCATTGCACAGTCAAGCGGAAAACCCCTCTCCTCGAGTCTTTTCGATTCGAGGTAATACCAGTAGAGATTCTCCTGATCCGATGAACATCGCGGGAAGCCCATGTTGGTGTCGACCTGGAACATACACACAGCATCATCCATTGGTATTGGACGGAGCCTTTTACGTCCCCGGGGCCACAACTTAGCAACCTGCTCAGTCGCAAACGAAGCGGATGGGCCGTGAATACGAACATCACGAGCCCGAAAGGGCTTCTCCAGCCGGTCACGCAAGGACTCCCCTTTCTGTGGGTGTTTGATATCCCACGGGAGGTTCTGGTGACCGCCGAGACCCTTACGCTGAAGACCTTCCGCTCGTAGCAACCTACAATACTGGGCATCAATCTGACACGCG